TTTTCTGCAAGTATTGGCATTCCATAAAATACGCAAGCCATTAATACGTCTTCAAAAAATGTTTCGGCTGTTTGTGGTCTAGATATATATTCTAAAAAAAAGTGGTTTGGTGGAACATCGTCCATAGAAAACTTAGTTAATCCATGAAGTGATCCATTAGAACCTTTCCCATCCACAGTACCGCTAATATCATAACTGTCACAACCAAAAGCTCCAAGGTGTTCATTTCCAGGGTATTTCTTACCATTTTTTATAATTACATTATTTTGTAAGTTTTTAGGTGGAACCCAGGATATTAAAAACCTACCATCATTATTTGGATAAAATATAACATTGCTATCTTTAATACCTCTATCCCACTGAAAACTTCCTCTAGTTATTGAAGTTATATTATGTATTTCTTCATTGTAATCTATTTGCTCGTATATTTTAACTAAGTTAAAAAGAGATTGTTTGGTTTCATCTCTAAAAGCATGTTTTTCAGTTCGTGGAAATTGTCTATAAAATTCGTTTAATCCGTCTTGGTCTTGTTTGAGTCCTTCAACTTCGTTTTCCCAGTGCTCGATAACTCCGAGGTCAATTGACGTTCCATCGATTCCAGCGACTGGAGTTTGTGGCGTATCGAAGACAGGTAATCCATAAGAATCAATGTATCCTTCGTAGGACCATTCCATAGGGATGAATAAACTATAGAGTCCCGAGCTTGTTTGACCATTCTTATTTCTTCGCGTAACGCTTGAATCATAAAATAATTTTTTAAAATTGTTTCCACCTTTATCTAAAGCATTTGATGTACTTCCCATCATACACTTTCCAATAACTCTACTACCTAATCTTAATGTAGTTTTTGTAACTCTCCAGTTATTTAATATATTGTCAGGACGCTCCCATTTACCACTTTCATCGTGAGCTAATAGTTTTAGTTTTTCACCATCATAACTATTGTCACCTGTGTTTTTCCAATCTATAGTAGTATCAAGACCTACTATATCTTTAAGTTGTTCGTTAGTATCTAGTTTTCTTCTAGTTAGTTTAGAAGCTGGTACCCTGTAGGCGAGTTCTGTCTTAGGACGATCCATACCATCCTGGATCGGCTTGAAAAAAAATGGATAGTTAAGAGATATGGGTACGACTTTATCCGTAAACATTTTCTTGGCATCAGCCCCAGTCTTTGATAAGATACCAAATCTTGAATCTGAAGACATTGTCGCTTGGTTAACGAGCTCTGCTGAAGCCATGAACGAAAACCCAGATCGTCTGTTTTTAAGATAACACATCCCATAACATCTGCTATCTGCTTTACATGCTTCCCAGAAGTAGAAAAATAACTTATTCGATTCCCTGTAGTCGGCAGCTCCCACGTCAATTTTTGACCACTGTAAGTACATGTAATGAGTGCCAGTGATATAATTAGGAACACCTTTATTATAATAGAAATAACCGTTTTCTCTACGCTCAAACTCTTTGTCAATGTAGTCATACCATTCTTCTTTAAACTCTGTTGGATATTGTTCCCAGTCAAATACACTTTTTATTCTTTTTAATTCTTTTGGGTATTCGTGTCTTTCCCAGTATTGTTCCTTTTTATCTTCGCTTCGTTTAAAGCATTCAGAGACTGCTGGTATAGCAATCTTGAGATTTTGAATTTCGTATATCTCTCCAATAGTTCCGTCTCTACTAATTATAACTATATCATATTCTTTATTATATCCATATTCCCATTTTTTATACCTATTATTTTTTTTAAGTATTTTAGGGTTAATATAATTTTTTAATACTGTATATAATGTTTGTTCGTACATTACTTACTTCTCCCTTCTGCAAAACCTTTAAAAGCTTTTTCTTCTTTCTTTTCTTCTTTAGGTTTATCCTCTAACATTTCTTTTTCATTCTCAATACGTGTTAATATTTCAAACGCATCAAAAATAGCTAATTTTTTTGTTGCTGCTGCATTCTTTAGTCTATCTGCAGATATATCATCTTCAGAGTCTACAATAGGCTCTCTAGCGATCTTAATTAATTCCTCAACTGCTTTGTGCCCAGCTTGGATTATATTTAACTTTATCTTCTTCGTAGTCATGCATTAATGCTATATCATTTGATTTCATACAATATAAACGTTCATCACCGACTATAAACTCAAATTCAGAGTTGGGTGTAAACGTTATTAAGGTTCCAGGAGTTATTCCTAGCGCTTCTAAGGACTTATTACTATATTTGATTATACCAAGAAGAGGTTCTTCTTTTAATGTACTAAATTCATCCAGAGATGCAACAGGGTGGACGAAGCAATAGTTTAAGTTACATATCCACTTGTCGTTACGGTTATAAAGGTATATTTGTTCTATATCACAAAAGAATAAATCATCTTTAAAAAATGATGCCGAGTTCTTTTCTCTACCTTTCATGTCATAAAACCTACGAAACACATTATGATGTATAATTACTTCATCACCTACTTTTATATCGGTTTTATAAGCTTTAGGTAAAGCTATAACAATTGCCTTTTTACTAACTGACTCAAATGTTTCAATACGAGTATTAGTTACAAGGCTTTTGTCACCTATCTTTTTTTCATTATCATAACGTTCGCCTTTTGGCTTTATGATAAATCTGTATAAGCTTTCCATTAGTACTGAAGATCATACTCAACAGAGATTGCCATATTAGAATTAAACTTTTTCCAAGGCAATACTTCGTCTTCTTTAGTTATGAATATATTGTAAGAATTATCTTTTTCTTCAAACAGGATATTAGAAATGCTATGACCTCCGTAAACCGATTGACCCACGGAGTAGTGCATAGCTTCATTTTTATAATCTGCTCCAATACTTATTTTACGAATAACATTAGACATGACCAACAGCTACTTCTTCTTCTTTTTCAATAGCTGTATAAGTACCATCTTCTAAGTTGATATTTACAGCTCCATATTCTTCTTCAAGCTCTTTTTTAAATTCTTCAATACCTTCGTTTACTCCTGCTAACTCATGAAGTAATCCATGTTTATTAGCTTCTAAGTAACCTACTTCATTTAAGATTTTAGTAACTGCAGCTTGTTGCTCTTGTATTTTCTTTAATTGATCTTCTTTAATTTTCATTTAATTTAATTTAATTGTATTTATTTATTCTCCAGGTCCTGGATCTGGTTCTGACCACTCTGGAGTTGCCATAAGTGCTAATACCGCTGTGTGATCCATAGTACTTACCGGTACTAAAGAACCATTAGTAATAAAACTAGGTTCAACCTGGTAAGATAATAAACCTTGAGTATTAGCTAAATTTCTTCTCATTGTTTGAGCAGAACTTTGATTTACTTGACTGAATAAAATTGCATTTGTATCAGTTAAGTTTATTACTGCATAAGTTGTTGCCATTGTTTAATTATTATTTAGTATCTTATTGTTATTTATATATTTACTTATTTAAAATCTTTTTTACTCTGGAGGAGGTGGAGGAGTGACAGGTTTTGGAATATAATCTATTAAGGGTAATGTTTTAACCCAACTAAATTCAGTGTTAACACAAAAATCTATTTCTTGTGTAGATATTATCCAATTATCACTATCATCCTGAATAGGGTTAAAATAACTATCTGGAGCGTATAATTGTCCGACTAGCTTGTCTTTTTGTTCTT